TACCACTACCGAGACCTCCTAATCTTCCCCACATACTTGTGCCGCTAGCTCCAAAAGGAATCATACCGAGGCCACCAATGATGGCCGCTTTTCCTAAAGGACTTTTGAATACTTTCTTAACTCCTCTTTTAATTTTCTTGAAGATACCGTACTGTTTAACACCGGGTTCAACGATACCCCCTGGTTTACCTACGATCTTTTCGTCGGGTGCCAGGGATCCGATGCCATGTTGTCTCTGTAATTTTGTCATAATTTCGCCTAAATTTTGAACCTACTTCGTTTTCGAGAATAAATCAAGCGCCGGCATCAGGACATGGACATCTCTTCGGATGTCTTTTTCTGCAATTCCCTTGGCCTTCCACTCTTCTTCGGTCTTATATTTTTCCCCGGTTTTCTTATGTTTAATCGTCGTCGTAACCTTCGTTGGCTTAATTTTCATTAAGTCGTAACCTCTTTTTTAATATTGAGATAGCTAATAGTAATAACCACTCCATCGGTAACGGTTCCTGCCGTTGTATACTGTAATATAGTATTGCCTTCCACGACCATAGGATTCGTTAAAATTTCTACGCTTGCTGCTGTTGCTAGGGTTTGAGTGTTAATCACCTGAAAAGCATTATTAGTAATCGTAATCGTTGGCGTATTCGAAGCCGACTTATTGGTGACGTGTAAAGATTTTATAATGATAGTTTCAGAAATAAGAGGGCTGAGCATGGTTGCTGTTTCCGCAGCCGTACTGGTTACTCCAAAAAATTTATACTGGTTGACTACTGCCATTATTCAATAAAGAAAGATTGCGCATCTACCTCTTGTCTGAGTTCTTGTTGAAAAGAAGTGTTGAGTTTATTAATGACGGTGTCGAGATCCCGAACTAAGGATGACAACATTATAGGATCGTATTCCTTGCTCGCTCTTGTTAATGCTTGAACAATTTTTGCCATTAAACAAGACTCGCTAGTCCTTCGGCTTGACCGGCACTTGCTTGATCACTCGCCATGTCAATTAGCATTTGATATTCTTCTTCCGATAACTCATGAACACCTTTTCCAAAAAGGTGCATTGACATTTCATTCAACGAATCCATAGCATTAGGATCAGAAGCCATCAGATTTTCATTGACATCAAAACCTGGACCTTCAACATTAATATCTTCATCTACAAATTCTCCATTCCGATAACCAATCCTTCCGCCTTGAGCCCATCCCCATCCTGAATCAGTTCTTCCGGAGTCGGTAGAGCCTGCAGATGTAGCTTGTCGAGATCCTCCTCCCATACCGGCTGCTTGAGCCGCTGTTGTACTCGCAGTAATACCACTTTGAGGTTCACCGCCACCACCTGCTGCCGCTGCCGCTGCATTGGCTTGTGATTGTTGCGAAACTTTATCCATTATTGTTTGTTGTTCTTCTGCTCTTTTAATGTCTCTGTTTTCTCTCCATCTCCTAATTCCCTTCATTAGAAGATTAGTTGGTGTAGGAAGTTTAGAGTATAAATCTTGTAATCTAGCCACCGATCCTCTCCATGTAGAACCTGTGTCATCAGCTTCGGCTTCATAATCAGTTATATTGGTTGGACCTAAATTTTGATTAGGATTCCAAGACCTCTGTTGAGTCCCACTGACATCACCAGCTCCTCCATCTCCAGTTGGAATAGGCCAAGGCCATTTATAAGGGTTAGCTACTTCTGTTGCAGTGATTCCTGCATTGGTATTTTGACCCATGATTTCGGGAGCAGTCCATTGTTGCTGTGTATATTCTTGTAGAGGTCTAAAATGAACTCCTGTATCGTAAATCTCTTTATCTATTCCAGTATATGCCATTATCTTCTCCCGTCTGGTTGTATGTCCAGTCTAAATGTTCCGAGCTTCCAGTTCTGAGCCTGATAAGCTCCATCTTTAGTACCAATGTTTTCTATTTGAAGCGCAATAGCTCTCGCTCTTGCGCGCGTGTCAACTTTATCAGTGGCACTCGTAATTGTAAAGGGTCCAAGTGGAGAACTAGCCGAGCTACTGTTTGGATAGTTTCTTAAAAATAAAGTGATTCGTGTATCTCCGGTCTGACTAATAAAATCAGGTAAGAATCTTCTAATCTTCATGATGTATTCTCCGTCCCCGCGCAGGTCTGGAGATCCTAAAAACTGTCCTTGTGATGATCTTTTCTGGGTAATATCAAAATCTCCTGAAAGAACACTGGCTGTAATTGCCGTGATCACTCCTCCGGCATCGACCTGATCGGTCCCTGTTTCGTGTTCATAGTAAATCGTAATTCCGTCGGTGTTACCTACAACATCATAGGAAGCATCGTCTGAGTTGCTATAATAGCAGGCATGAGGCTTGTCAAAAATAGAAGAATCCGACCATGAGACTCGCGCTAAGGTTCCGCTATACCAGATTGGTTTTTTCAGCATCACGGATTCCAGATAATTATAAGTGACTACCCGATCCACTACGTTCGAACCTGAACTACAATAGTACCAGCTCACTTCTCCAAATAAGTTATTTAATCCTGCATTAATAAGATCTCTCGGTGTCGAATTTAAGCCTTCAAAAACATGATCTTCTACCAAGCACGGCATCGATTGAAGTTGACCTGAGTATTGAAAGAAACCATTTTCTGACATCCAGAAAGCAGTACCATCCACTTCCATGCAGGCATTCTTGCCGATGAGTCCACAGTTGGTTCCCACGTGTTCAAAAGAAAAGGTAAACGGCTGGCCGACAAAACGCATGATGAAGACGGCTGAGTCTGTCCAGATATACATGGTGTCCCGACCTCGAATCGCTCCCATAATTTTAGAACCTTGAGCAAGTCTTTGCGTGCCTGCGGTATTGGTTGCTGAAGGAGTATAGTCGCTTAAACTTTCCTGATCGGACCATCTGATAAACATGTCGTCCTGTGTACTAGAAGTACCAATCGTTGTTTCAGTTCCTAAGAAAATTAAGTGACGATCAACGGGTGATACGAGCATGTGTCTTGAAGCTGTAGGTGCTCCGCTAATAATAGTAGCTCGTGTTCCTGTTGGATTGGATATTGATGAGTCCCATTCAAAACATTGAGCATTATAAATGAGAGCAATGAGCTTGGTTCCATAGTTATCTAGAACCCATAGACCCGGGGCAATGGTAAAGTCAGCTGAAGAGGCTTCGCCCCAGGCAACATAATCTGAGATATTGGTTACTGTCGCTGCTGCTGAGTGAGTAGCCTTAGTCGTTCCGTTCGCTCCCCGCGGACCTCCTGAAAGGGTTTCCGTGTCAGTATCATTAGCCGTAAAGCCAATATCCTCTGTATCAATTCTAATTTCACCTGAAGTAGGAAAAGCATCGGAAGCGGCTAAAACTACATCTGTTTCAGTAGTATCTGTTAAAGCGGTTGCTAGCGTTGTCGTCGCGGGTCCTGAAGAGGTTCCTGACCATTGACCGGTTCCAAAACCATAGCCTCCCAGTTGTTGAGCGGGTCCAACATTATAATAGGTTTGAGCTCGGGCACTTCCCACATTGGTTGTGGTTCCTGTGGTTTCATTAGAAGCCATTGTCACTGTAATCGTCGTTGCAGTGGGAACCGAAGTCGCCATAAATTTTTTATCTTCAAAATCAGACGTCGCAAAGCTAGAACCGGTAAGCGTGGTGACCGTATCTAAGTAAACAATGTCATCTTCGCTCATTCCATGAGGAGAAGGAAACGTTATAGTAATAGTGGCACTTGAATCAGTTGTAGAAAAATCACACCCTGTAATCGTATTCTTGATGGGATGAATGTCATAGTATTGTCCGCCTGAATAGACGTATAAAATTCGGTTGGTGCCAATCGCAGCGTATTTAATACCTGCATTGTCATCAAAATGGTGGAGCGCTCTGCCCGCACCTGTTAGTTTATGTTCACCGAGTTGTTGCCACCCTCCTATTTTTTCAGGAGTGCCATATCGAAAACGAACAAAGTCTCCTCCTGTCCATTGCCCTTCGGCACCGGTAGGAGTCACTTGCTTATTGAATCCTGGTAGAAAATTTACTTTTTGTAGCATAGAAATCCGTTTAGGACAAATTATACTATATCTTGCTATAGATCAACTCTTTA